ATGGGCATGAAAGTAATGAAGAAAAAATAATGCCCTTTTATCAGGAGATAACTAAGGTAATTGGTCGTGAGGGTGGATATGTAAACGACCCTGATGACCCCGGCGGAGAGACAAAATATGGTATTTCTAAAAAAGCATATCCAAAGGTTGATATAAAGAACCTTACAATGGATGATGCTGTAGAGATATATAAAGATGAATATTGGTTACCAGCAAAAGTTGAAAGGTTACCTGATAAATTGCAAGGTCAGTATTTTGATATGGTTGTAAATCAAGGTATATCAAAGTCTGTTAAAATATTGCAACGTGCTTGTAACGGAAAGAATAAAGATAAGATTAAAGTAGATGGTAAAATTGGGCCTAATACAATTAAAGCTGCTACTAAATTAGAGGATGATAGATTAAGAGCTTATAGAATGATGGAATATGCTAGATTGGCAATTACCCGACCAAAGCTAGAAAAGTATTACTACGGTTGGTTTAGGAGGGCTATGCATGCCTAAAAACTTTTACTACCTCAAGAGCTTTGATGGCGGTTTCGTGGATGCGTTTAATCCAAGGGATATACAAGACAACGAACTTAGCGTTGCCCAGAATGTGATACTGGATGAGCGTAAGACCATAAGGACGCTGGGTGGTGATACCTCACATGAGGATATTACCGATAGTCATGTTGGCCATCTTGCCGGTGGAGCTGGTGTATATACTTTTGGCTCAGACCATTTAAAAGGTTCTGCTTCTAATGATTATGGAGAAGATTGGCTTGCTGTTTGCGATGCGAAAACTGGTACAATAGACCTATTTGATGTAAGTAGCGGTACTTTTACTTCCAGCGTAATAGATTTAGGAGGAACTCAGTCGTTGGCTATTAATAGTGCTTCTAATAATCTCACCCTTGCCAACGGCACTGACACATGTACGGTAACTGCTGCGGGAAGCGCAAGCTTTGATGATACCTTCAAGCCGGGAGATGTTATTCAGATTTCTGGTTTAGGAGGTGGGTTGATTACCAGTAATATGAATGATATGTTTGTTAATGCTGTATCGGATACGGTACTCACATTGAATAAAACATTTCCCGCAGAAGGCACCTCGTCATCTGGTACTATAACATTTAGGATGCTGACTCAGGCTGTATACTATTTTGTTGATGAGGCTTTAAGAATATCGGACGCTTCGTTTAGCACAAGCAATCAAAATAAATGGTACGGCTATGTTAAAAGAAAGCATTTTGATGGAATAACTCCCGGTGGAAGTGCGGACTCTTATGACAACTGGTTTTCTAACGATAACGACCTTGCTATCCCCACGGTGGGTGTGGTTGGAGCTGGTTATCCAACTGCCGGAGCCGGGTACAATGTGAATTTTTCCTCAGCGGATACCGGGGTATGGGACGGTTCTGAATATCAGATAGCTATGACGCATATTTATGACGGGAACCAAGAATCGCTTCTTTTTATTCCATCTTCCAGTAATACATTTACACCAACGGCTAATCAGAATCTTACAATCAATCTTCTGGCGACAGCTCCTTTTGATGAAAGGAAAAGCGGTGGACGGATTTACATTAGGAAGAGTGGTACTGACTATCCTTGGTCGCTTCTTGTGGATATTGACCTTACACGTGGAGCCCGCACCAAGATGGACACGGACTATAAGGCTTGGGCGTTAAACTCTGGAGAGCAAGTAAAGGTTCTAGCCCTTGAGCTTGATGGTGAGAACGTAGAGACGTATGAGATTCTAAACGGCTATACACCGGACGAGTTCGCCAATAGTATAGGTGCTACCGGGGAGGGCTATAAAACCGCCGTAGTGGCGAATAGGCGGTGCTTTATAGCGAACATGAAGATAAAGAACAAGGAAGACGGTGGAGCTTCTAAGGTTCAATATCGTGACAGGATTATGTATACGCCTATCGGAAGGTTTGATACCTTTCCAAGCAGTTTCTTTATTGATGTGACGCAGGGAGATTCTGAGGAATGGGTCAAGCTTGAGGAGTTTTCTGACAGGTTACTCGCCTTTAAGCAGAGAAAGTTATACATCATTAATATTTCGTCTCCGACCTCTGGCGGATGGTTCCTTGAGGATGTTAAAGATTTTGCTGGTATCCGGCATCCTGCTGCCATAGTAAAGACAGAGTTTGGTGTGGTGTGGGTGAACGAATACGGGTGTTATATATACGATGGGCGTCAGGTTAAAAATCTGCTTATTAATAAGGTTAAGGAATCTACTTGGGGAAACTTCATTAAACCTACAAGTATCATAGGATACGTTCCCAAACAATTCTATGTCTATGTATTGAAGGATTGCTTTGCCGATGCTGGTGATGTTTATATCTACGATTTTCGTACAGGTTCTTGGGTCACTGGGCTTTCAGCATTTGTTGACGACTACAACAGAACTAATAACGTGATAGATTGGAACAATAATATGTTGACTGTCTATCAGGCAAAGAACGACGCAACTGAATATTGGGAAAATACTGGAGAGCATTGGAACGATATAAGTGCAGATAACTGGGAAGACCTTACCGCTTCCACGCCTCCTATTTATGTGAAACAGTGGAGTGATGATGCTGCAACTAAGGCTGCTACCAAGATTGATATAAAGACTAAGGACATTGACTTTGAGGCGCCTGCATATACCAAAAGATTGTACTCGGTTATCTGTACCTATAAGAGCAGTGCTGTTCAGGAAGACCCGATTCTGTATTCAACAGATGGTGGGACTTCGTTCACTGCATTTGATGGAGACTTTTCCAGTACGTCGGATTGGAAGACTTTAAAGGCGACCCTTACACGTCCTGTAAGTTGCCAGAGTGTGAGATTGCAGGTTACAAACCCTACAAATAATGGGACGCTTGAGGTCAATGATATGAGTCTTGAGTTCAGACCAGTTAGAAAGAGGATTGCTACTTCGTAATGGCGATGACCCAAGACGAAAGGCGTATGCGGCATCTAAAGCAGGATGCGATAGCTTTTACAGAGAAGCCGCCGTCGATAAAAGATATGACAGAGGGTGAGATACGGTTCTCGCTCTCCGCAGGAAATAATTTAACTATGTATGTTAGAAAAGGAAATAAGCTATGGTTCTCAGAGTTGGCACAAGTGTCCGAAGGGGACTCATTAAGATGGGGGAGTTTTTGAGATGGGTTTAATTGACCAGTATATTGCAAATATAGCTGCCGCTCAAAGGCAGGAAGGGGCCCGCGTCACGAGTGGAGCCGGGAGACATGCTATAAGAGACGAGAGTGCTCTTGACAGATGGATGGATACTATAGGTGGTGAGCAGCTTCACGAGGCTGGCAGGCGAAAGAAGAGAGGAGCCAAGGCACAAAAAGCGGGTATTGGAGGTGCTGGACTGGGGTATATGGCAGTATGGTTAGCTAAACAGGCTTTGAAATTAAATCCTGCTACTGCTCCACTTGCTGCAGCAGGAGATGTTGCAGATATTTTATGGAAAGTTGGTGGTGCTCTTGGTGCATATGGAGGTTATAAACAACAATATGGGAAGGTTCCCTATAATTATAGAAAGCCTACTGCACAAGCTCCACAAACTACATTTGGCAAGCCAAAATTTAAAGATATTTTAAGTGACATTGACAGAATTAATATTCAAGGCAAGACAATGGAGGCTTTACATACGGCTGCCGGAGAGGAGATGGCTCAAAAGCTTGGAATGTATTTAATGCCTTGGACTGATATTGTTGGTCTTGGAATGCCTTCTACGACCGGAGGTGCCCCCGGCGATTACGGTGCCAAGTGGGGAGCATGGCAGGGAAGAAAATTTTCATAAAGGATAAATTATGCCAGTAGGAGATTATTATACAGACGAGCAACAGGCCGAAGCAGAAGCTTTAGGTCTTGACCTTGGAACTCTAGATTACGACCCGTATCAGGGTATAGACTATGGTGATATACCTACGGATGTTAGTGGTCTTATTGCAGGTACTGACCTTGGAGAAGATTATGGTGCGGTATTCGCAGATGATGAAACCTATAAAGCGTGGCTTGGCAAGAAATATGACCTTGACATGGATAAGGTTGGCCAGTATTTCCCAGATTTTCCAGAAGAGCAATACGAAGAGTTATTTAAAGCTTTAGAAGCTAAGAAAACAAGAGAATCAAAGCTTATTGGGGAAGAGTATGGTGCAGGTATTGGTGAGCTTGGAAGGCAGTTAGGTGTTGCCGGGGGAGAATATCTAACCACCTCAAAAGACGTACAGCGAAAGATGGGATTGGCTCAGGAGGGATACCTTGAAGGNATGAAGGGGGCCGGGGCACAGTACGGTCTTGCTGGAGAACAATATAAAGCTGCTGGTACTGCGTATGGTCTTGCCGGAGAGAGATACAGGCGTGCTGGTCAGATGTATGGG